CTTATTCCATTTATTGGTGGTAAGCCTTTGTATGATATTCCAGATGGATATACACTATACAATCCTGACGTTGTAGGAGATGACGGATCAGGCGGTGGAGGCGGTTCAGGTGGAACTGGCGGTGGTACTGGTGTAGATGATGGTACAGTAGACCCATTACTAGACCAACAAACTGCAGGAAGCGATAAAGAATCTGTAAAAGATAAACATGGTTATGAAACTAAAGGATCAGAACCTATTAACTGGAACAGTCTTTCTGATCAAGAACTGTTAGATGAAGCTGGAAGACGTATGGGTTTTGGTCGTACCTTAGCTGAGGGTGTTGCTTTTGGTATTAATCCAGTTGCAGGTTTAGGTGTAAAAACTTTATTGGCTATTGAAGATAAAAAAGTTTTAGAAGAACTTAAACGCCGTGCCGCTGCAGGTAGCACTATGTTTGATGAAATGATCAAAACATATGAAGATAAGAGCAAAGGTATTCTGAACGGTGCAATTGGTAAAGTTGTTGACCTGTACAATAATACTTTTGGTAAGACTGAAGAAGAAAAGGCTGAAATAGCAAAAGCTGCAGCAGGAGCTGGTATTCCTGTATCAACAGATGGTACAACAACTGCAACAACAACAGCTACTCCTACAGTAACGCAGATTACTCCTTCACAGCAGATTCAAGATGCTGTTAAAGCTGAAGACATGACCTACGATGCGTTTGGTAATGTTATCGCTAGAGAACCTGCTCAGACTACGCTTGAATCTATGGAGGCACCATATACGCCAGATGTTACTGCGCCTAGCAGTACACAGGATAATACTATTACAGGCTTTGAACAACAAGACCCACGTAGTCAAGGTGCAACTACTTCTGAAGAAGTTGTTATGCAACAGCCCGTTGTTTCTGCAGCACAACAGTCTAAAACAGAAGCTGACAAAGAACAGATCGTAATGGATCAAGAAGTAAAATCAGCTACTGTAACTCCTACTGTTGAAGAACAAACAACACAAGCATTCCAGCCTACAGTTACTACAACTACAGGTACAGGTACAGGACGAGACTTTGCTGACATGCCTGTTACACCTGAACAACAAACATATGCGTCTGCTGCGCAAGAACGTGAAGACCCGTTCGATCCACGAAACATTACACGTGTTCCTTCTGAACAGACTACAAACATTCCTGTAACTACTACTGCTCAGGTAGACACTCAAATGTTAAGTCAACCAGCAGTAACACCAGACGATGCCGCACCAGATACGGGTTTATCTGCGACATTAGGCGATCCTTACTTTACAACACGTAGAGAACCTGCCCCAGTTGCTCCTACAGTAGAAGATGTACCAACAGGTATGTCTCAACCACAAACCTACACAGACACGTCTAGTCTTGAAGGTGTTATGGCTGCATCTGGTACTCCTAAAGGTTTTGACTCACAAACTGTACAAGAACTTACTGCGGCACAACAAGAGGCATATGAAGAAGCTGCAGGTATTTCACAACCAGTAGAGACACAGCCTACAGTAACACAAGTAACGCCATCACAAGAAATACAAGAAGCAGTTACAGCAGCAGATATTACATACGATGCATTTGGTGATGTTATTCAAAAAGAAGAAACATTTGATGAAGCATTTGCACGTAATCGTAAACTAGGTGCTTCTACATTTGAGTTTGGTGGTCAAACTTACACAACTGAAACTGCAGAAGAAGCTGCAGCTAAAACACAAGCATCTAAAGTAGAGCCTGTATCTAAAGGTAAATATAACCCTGCTGACTCCGCACTAGCTGGCCCTGCAACTACAAACACATTGTCTGCTGCAGAACAAAAAGCATTTGATAGTGCGGTAGACTCAGGCAATACAGCAGTCGTAGATCATTACGTATCTGTAAACCGTTTACGTGATAAACAAGATAAGTATGCTGAAAGCGGATTTGATCCAACTGTTGGTGCAGCATTAGGTTTGTCTAAAACTGATATGGAACAAGCTGATAAGTACGGCGGTAGTGTACAAACAGCTATTAACGAAGGTCGTGCTGAATCACAAGGTATTCTTAAACCTGTTAAAGTTACAGATAGTAGTAAGAGTAAAAACGATGATAGCCCTGCTCCTGTATCAAACGCACAAGAACGTAAAGACAACAATGTTGCATCTACAGGGCGTAATGAAACTACTATTCAAAATGATATTAACAAAGCACTTAAAGACTCAGGCGGTGAATGGACATCTGAGTTAAACGATCTGGTAGCTGAACGAGACAGTGCTCGTGCAAATGAAGGTAGCTCAACTACTACTACCACAACTACTACAACTTCCTCTGGCGGTGGAGGAGGAGGTGGAGGCGGTGGCGGCGGCGGCGGCGGTAATGGAGGAGGAAATGATAAAATCCTCTGCGACCTTATCTATCGCTACGGTTACCTAGATAAAAAGATATGGGAACTGGACGAAGCCTTTGGCGACTACGTAAAACAAACTGATCCTGAACTACTCGAAGGGTATCACATTTGGGCTAAACCAATGGTACAATGGATTGAAAAGGAAACATTCCTATCTAAATTGTACTTAAAATATTGGTGTGTTCCTTTCACAAAACGTTGGGCAAACCACATTGCACACGTAATGGAGCCTGAAACATATAAGCCTGACTACGTAGGTAAATTAATGTTAACAGTTGGCGTTCCTATTTCACGTGCGATATACAAAATAAAAAACATAGGTAAGTCTAAAAACACTAGACAGTTTGCTAAATAGAGGTTATAATGGATAAAGAAGCCACATACGGTGAATACTTAAACAATGTAAGTATGCGTTACAATAATCTTTCAGACGATGAAAAAGATGTAATACGTTCAATGCGAGGTACACAGCAAGGACTAGTAATTAGTAAAGTTCTTGGTACTGACTTTGCATTAGCTGACTTAGGGCCAAAATCAAAAACAATAGCAAAACCTAAGAAACGTGGGCTAGGAACACGATAAACTCTTAGATTAGACTGGCTACCCATCCCCCTACCCAACAATATGGCTACGGTGGCCCCAGTAAAGGAAACTTAAAATGGCAGAACCAATGGTTCAAGAAGTAGAAACTAAAACTGCTTTTATCAATAAAAAATATAAAAACGAAGATCGTATTAAAAAAGAAGAAGAAGAACTAGAACAGTTACTTGCAGAACAAAAAGGTGAAACACAAGAGGTTGAAGCTGAACCTGCAGGTGCCGAAGAAAAGTCTTTCAAAAAACGCTATGGTGATCTACGCCGCCATATGCAACAGAAAGAACAAGAGTGGTCAGATAAGTTTAGTAAACTTGAAACACAGTTAACTGAAGCTACTCGTAAAGAAATGAAGCTACCTACATCGGATGAACAATTAGATGCGTGGATGAAAAAGTATCCAGATGTAGCTAAGATTGTAGAAACAATTGCAATCAAAAAAGCACAAGAACAAGCAGCGGAGCTTGAGACACGTGTAAAAGCAGTAGATGAAATGCGTGAGAACGCAGCACGTGAAAAAGCTGAAGCTGAACTAATGCGACTGCATCCAGACTTCGATGACATTCGTGACAGTGATGACTTTCATGAATGGGCTGATGAACAACCTAAATGGGTACAAGATGCATTATACGAAAATAATAATGATGCTCGTTCAGCAGCACGTGCCATTGATCTGTATAAGGCAGACAAAGGCATAGGCAAAAAGAAAACAACAACATCTTCACGTGACGCAGCTAAGTCTGTATCAACTCGTGATAGCCGTAGTCGTCCAGACGATACACAAAAAGGTGCTATTACGGAATCACAAGTAGCTAAAATGTCAGCACGTGAGTATGAACAACGTTCAGATGAGATTATGGAAGCTATCCGTACAGGCTCATTTGTTTACGATTTATCTGGTTCAGCCCGATAAAACCTATTGACATCTAGTTATTTATAAGTATAACTATATGTACAATCGTAAGTGGTACAGCCCCTGTATGGATTACCTGTGCCACTTTACACTAACTTATTCGCAAACTACTAAGTATTTACGGATTACCTAATAAGAATGGCCCGTTGATTAAAGTATAGGCCAATACTTTTCGATACGCACCCATAGACGATTAGCCTCTGAATAAAACTTGTAAGGTTTGCATCTGTCGTATGCTTAAAGGAGAATGACAATGGCATTCGCAAGCGCATCAGGCTACACAAACTTACCAAATGGTAACTTCTCGCCTGTAATTTATAGCAAACAGGTGCAACTTGCTTTCCGCAAATCTGCAGTCTGTGAAGCTATCACTAACTCCGATTATTTCGGTGAAATCGCTCAAATGGGCGACTCAGTAAAAATCATTAAAGAACCTGAGATTTCAGTAACTGCGTACACACGTGGTACTACTATTGCAACTCAGGACTTGAGTGATAACGATTTCTCATTGACTATTGACAAAGCTAACTACTTTGCCTTCAAAGTCGATGATATCGAAGAAGCACACTCACATGTAAACTTCCAAAGTCTTGCATCTGATCGTGCGGCATATCGTCTAGCTGACCAGTATGACCAAGATGTTCTTGGCTATCTATCTGGTTATAAGCAATCTGCACTACATGACAATGCTGATACTGTTAACGATACTGTTAATGGTACTAAAGCTGACTCAACTGCAGGTTCAGACGAACTTTTGGCAGCTAACAAACTGAAAAAAGGTGACTTCGGCAACATTACAACTTCTGCTGCTGACGATCACTCAATCCCAGTTGCTGCACGTCTACCAGGTGCTACAGCACTACCAACAGCTTATGTTTCACCAGCAATGCTAGTGTCACGTATGGCTCGTTTGCTAGACGCACAAAACGTAGACACACAAGGTCGTTGGCTGGTAATTGACCCAGTAATGATGGAAGTCCTTCGTGACGAAGATTCACGTCTTCTAAACGCAGACTTCGGTGGTTCAGGTCTACAAAACGGTCTAGTCCTTAACAACTTCCACGGTTTCCGTGTATACGTTTCTAACAACCTACCATCAGTTGGTACTGGTGCTGCAACCACAGGTACAGCAAACCAGAACACTAACTACGGTGCGATTGTTGCGGGACATGATTCAGCGGTTGCAACTGCAGAGCAGATCAACAAAACTGAAACATATCGTGACCCAGATTCATTCGCTGACATTGTACGTGGTATGCACCTATATGGTCGCAAAATTCTACGTCCAGAAGCGTTGGTTACAGCTAAGTACAACTTGGCATAATATAACTAAACAGAGGGGGCAGCTTCGGTTGCCCTCTTATTCCTATGACCTTATTATCCCCTGAGTATAAACAAACACT